AGGCTTTTTTCGAGTAATTGCTTCAACGTATTCTTTAACACTACCTTCATTTTCAATAAAGTTAGATTTACAGTTAAAATTACGCATAGACCAAATGTCACAAAGTTCCTTACATTTATCACGGGTCCATAGGTCGGAAAATCTCCACTCAACATATTGAATTGAATGCCATCTATCTTGTATAAAATTGGCGTCACACGGTAACGTAACCATGGCATATTTATTATAAGTCATAGTTTGCATGCTTCGATTTCTGGCATTAAAAATAATAGGAACTTGGTGAGTTAAGCGTGCAATATATGCAAATGGTGTCAATAGTATATATAACGGATTAGTCCATCTAATAATTATAATAAATAACTTATAAATAAAATTTGACATACAAACTAATGTACTATTTATTGCAAATGTATTTGTATTTGTATTTGTATTTGTATTTGTAATATGCATTTTTATATTATTTTTAAAAATGTTTTTAATATAGTTTCAACTAAACAATAAACAATAAAAAAAACAATAAAAAAAAACAATAAAAAAAAAGAATATACCCAAAAATTTATTATATTCAATTTTCGCAATATTCGACAAGCGATCCACTCGAATTTACTCGCTCTATAATTTTGTATTCATAATAGTCTGGATACAATTTAATAAGCAAAAATTCGATAAAATTATGAAACAATTCAATAATCATTTAATAATTAACTATACTTAATATTAGAATATCTTATAATTTAATAAATAAAACAAATAAAATTAAATAAAATTATATTTCAATTTTTTCTAGCCAAATTAATGTAGCCAAATTAATCTAGCAACAATTTTTTAATAAAATCATTTCGCGCATTCACAACTTCAGGTTTAGAGCAACTATTATTAGCAGTAACCTGATTTGCATGTATTCTATAATATAGTAAATTTTCTTGAATATTATATAGCTTGCCAAAATGTTTGAGCAGTTTTAGTTCTAGTTCAAAGTCTTCATATAGCGAATGCGTGTGCTCATTATAATTACCAATTGCTAACACAGCAGACTTTCTATAACATACACATGGATGATTTACAAACCAATGAGATGGATTTCTTTTATAGTCTGCCCATGTTAATAAATATGGGTGATTTGTAGATCCTTGAAGTACTTTAGCATTATCAATTTCTTTTAAGTAATGCGCATTAGAGCCAACAATAGCACAATCTAAATTATTTCTCATAAATTCAATTTGCTTAATAAAACGATCGGGCAAACACATATCATCACTATCAACTTTAATAATGATTTCGTATGAACACATTTCAATGCCTTTATTCAAACTATAACCAATACCCTTATTTGTAGGCCATTTTTTATAAACAATTTTTACAAATCGCATTTTGGCTTTAAATTCGTCAAGTGTTTTTTCCAATAGCTTAGTGCTTAGCTCATTTGATCCATCATTAATCCATACTAGCTCAATCCCGTAATGGCCGTTTTGTATTTTTATGGATTCCAAACATTCTACAACATATTTATGATTTGTATTATAACTGCTTACTAAAACGGAAACCCAATTTTTAGGTTCTTTGTAAATGTCCTCTAACTCAATTGAATTCATAATTTCATAATTTTGCTTAGTAGAGCCCCATTCTTGATACGCGTAAACAATAGAATGCCCCATATATTGCATTCCGGTGGCATGCTTTGGCAAAAAATAATAACTAGGATAAATAACAACATCACAAAATAAATTAGTTTGAAGAAGCTTTGTTAATAATTCAGGTCCAACAGTTCTCCATGCCATTTTACCTGTTTTAGCTCGACTAACTTCATTAGCTTTAATATAATCAATTGCGCCCCTAGGCAATGGATGATTTTTCGGAAATGCCATGGTTCCGGTTGCAACTAAGCCTTGCCTTACGTTTTCATTTTCATAACCGCAAAAAGGTTTATGCTGTTCAAGCAAATAGTTAAAAGGCTCAATACAAATGGAGTCGGCGTCAATAAATAGTCCACCATAATAATATAAAATCTCCCAACGTATAATATCGGCTTTACCATTAATTTCCTCTATTTCATTAATTTTTGAAACGCATTCTAACTGCAACCCGCGATTGCGGATTTCTTCCTCATTCCACATAATATATTCATAGTCGGGGTGCTTAGTCTGCCAAGTAGCCATAAATTTTGAAGGACGAGGCTTAGGACCAATCCATAATTGATGGATAATTTTGGGAATAACAACACTACTACTATTAGGGTTACTATTAGTATTAGCCATAAATAATATATATTAAGTATTAATATTTATATATTATTTATAATTGTTTTAATAAAACTAATATAAAACTAATATAAAACTAAGTATTTAAATAATTATAATAATCATGACAGATCACTGTGTTGTTTTATTATGCGATAGAGCCTATTTTAATAAATTTATTTATACTTGTAATCAACTAATCACAAATGGTAAATATAGTGGTACAATTTGTTTGGTAATTGGTGACGATTTAAATAATGACAAATTATTAGAATGCGATTTTATAAGAAATAATAATATTATAATCAAATATTTTCCTAATATTCAATTTACTAATGGTTTTTTAGATATTCAAAAAAACATGAATAGACAACCACATTGGTTTCAAAAGAAATTTCAATTTCATAAATTTCACTTGTTTAATACTTTTTTCAAACAATGGAAATATATTTTATACTTAGATTGTGGAATAACTATATTTTCAGATATAACGCCTTTATTAAATGAAATTAATATTAATGAAAATACACTATTAGCACATTCTGATGCGTTTCCTACTTATGAATGGAAATTGCATAATCAATTTGATAAAAATAATACAGGCTATTTCACAAAACTTAATAATAGCTTTAATTTGAATATAGACTATTTTCAAACAACAATAATGCTATATGATACAAGTATAATTGAAAATACTACATATACTAATTTGCTAAATTTATTACTTGAATATCCAATCAGTATAACAAATGACCAAGGTATAATAGCATTATACTTCACAAACATAAAACCTTTATTTAAACAAATAAAAACACATAATGAAAATACACATTTTTATGATTATTTATCAAGAGCTCGTAATAATAAATATATAATGTTAAAATCAATATAATTTAAGATAAATATAATTTAAGATCAATATAATTTAAGATAAATATAATTTAAGATTCTAAATTAATAATTTTTTCATATAATCCTTCCACGCTAAATAAATGTTTTATAGTAGTATAATAATTCAACATATTATTATATTTTTCTTTATCAATATTCAGCAAAATGTTTTCTAAGTCATCAAGTTGTGAACAATGTATATTTATGCATAATTTATTATAGTTAATTTCATCCTTGAAAGGTAACCAATCAATATCATTCCATATATATATAGGAATAGTACCTAATTTAAATATTTCAAAAAATCTAAAAGAACTTCTACCGTAACCTCTTGGAGCTAAAGCAAATTTGGAATTTAATGTATTATTAATAAATAAATCTTGATTATTCTTATTAACTATAGGATTCCATCCACCACTGTTGATTAACCTAAAATTTTTTTTACTCGTTAATTTATTAAACATTAATTCGCGCACATTAGGTACAACGTTATTAGATGTAATATTTCCTACAAAACTACATAAAATAGTTTTATCATCAAAGTTTTTTTTTGATATATTTTCTAGATTATTATGTTTATCTTGATAAATTAAAGGTATAGGTATGCTACCCGAACAACTTCCGTATATAATTGTATTTTCTGGTAATTTTAATAAACAATTATCATCATGTTGCACTACAACATAATATCCATTTTCACATGGATTATTTAAAATCCAATCGTCTAATATGTTTTGCATATTTTCTTTGTAAGATTGGAACCAGCCTTCTATTTGAAAATTCGTCCATAGAGCCGGTATATATTTTCTTTTTGTTATTGGATTATTTTCAAGAAATGTTTTAAGAAAATATTCCTCTTTGTATAGCCCGTTTTTGAAAGGTGGATAAGTATCTTTATTTGCACAATAAAATAATGGGCTCTGTATCATTTAAATAATTATATATTTATATATTTATATATTTATATATTTATATATTTATATATATAAATATATTTAAATTTAAACATAATTCATTTATAATAACTATAAACGATGATTGCTAATTATGATGAATTTTACACGAATTTAATAAATATATGGAAATCAGGAGGTGATAATGGAGGAGAAGGCGGATGGGCTATGTATTATTATGGTGTATTTTCAGATATAATAAATGAAAATAATTTTAAGAATTGTGCTGAAATAGGAATAGGTTATGGTTTTCACGCAAAACAAATTTTGGAAACTTGCGATCTGAGTATGTTATATTTAATAGATCCTATGGTTTATTATCCAAATGATGGATTTGCTACAGATGTAATGAAATATGGTGGATTTGAAAAATTAATTAATAATATAAATAAACATTTAAATCCATACAAAAATAAGTATACATGGTTAAGACAACAAAGTTTGTCTATAACAGAACAACAAATTCCAGATAATTATTTAGATGCAGTTTTTATTGATGGTGATCATAGTTATGAAGCCGTAATTAAAGATTTACCATTTTGGTGGAAAAAATTAAGAGTAGGTGGATGGTTATTAGGTGATGATTATGCTTCTTGTTGTCCAGGAACTACAAAAGCAGTAGATGAATTTGCAGCGATTAATAATTTACAAATAGATTTTTTATATAAAAAAAATGGAACAAAAAATTATCCAATATATAAATTTGTGAAAAAGTGAAAAAATAAATAAATAAATAAGTAAATAAATAAATAAATATATAAATAAATAAATATATAAATACATAAATAACTAACTATATAAATGGATACAATATACAATCTAGAATGTAGAAGAGATAAAATAATAACTCACTGGTTTGTTCTTATGATAGGAGGATTACTGGATATATTTGAAGGAAATCCTACTGAATATATACATGATAAAAAAAATGGATTAAAATGTTCTAATGTTATTAATTGGAATGTTACAAATAAGAATATTAAACCCAAATTTCCAATAAAAATACATTTTACAAAGGGAAGTAATTCTGAACACAACTTTGTAAATGATTTTCAAAAACAGACATTTAAAATATTAGAAAAAGAAATAGAATATATTGAAGACATATCAAATTATAAGAATGAAAATACACAAATAATTAATAATTATGGTGCTATTATAGCACTTGATGGCAGTTATCCGTTTGTTGATAAAAAATATTTTCAATTTCTAAGAGATCTATTTCTTTCAAAATTTAACTTTGAATTTAAAAATAGATTAGTATATATTTCAAGGAAAAAAGCGTGTGGCTTAATTGGTTCGGCAAGTGAAAACATTATAAGACGACATATAATAAATGAGGATGAGTTATTTGATAAATTACAAGACCTTGGATTTGAAAAATTTTATTTAGAAGATTATGACATAGAAAAAAAAATAGAAATATTTAATACAGCAAAGATAGTCGTTTCGCCAAATGGTGGAGGATTAACTTTTTCTTTATTTTCAAATAAAGAAACCAAAATTATAGAAATAATACCGTGCAACACAACTCAATGGTGTGACCAATATTTACATATAACAAAAGCATTAGACATTGAATTTCATCGTTTTACAAATGTTATGAAGGACAATAATGATAATATGATTGTAAATACTATTGAGTTAATAAATTTGGTTAAAAAATTATTAGTCTAAAAATTAACTTATTAAGATGCTTTTTAAACTTTTATTTGATAAATAATAGTTTAAAAAGAAACCATTTAAAAAGAAACCAAATATATACATAGTATGAATATGCCTATTACTTTTTTTCAGATAGGTACAAACGACGGAAACGACTTATTTAATAAGTTGGTTCATAAATATATTCCAGATTGTATTATTTTAGTAGAACCCAACAAAGATTTAATTGATAAAATAAAAAAAAACTACAGCACTATGAAAAATGTATATATTTATAACAATGCTATATATTACACCGACGATGAAGATATTGACTTATATATACCAGCAAAAAATGGTGTTATAGGAACAATTGCTGAAAATGGACTAATATATTCAGATAGTCATTTTTCATTAGTACCTATGAATGATTGGGGAAATAAAAATGATATGGTAAAGATAACAACAAAAAGCATAACTTTTGATACAATATGTAGTATTCATGGTATAACTAATATTGACTATTTACAAATAGACACCGAAGGTTTTGATAGCGAAATAATTAAAATGATAGACTTTTCCAAATATAAAATAAATACTATTAGATTTGAAAAGTGGCCATTTAAAAGTAATTTATTTACAGATCATAATAGGCAATTAGCACATGACCTTGGTGAATGTGGTCTACTTAATGCAATAAATAAACTTAAAGATAATAGTTATATAATAAATGAAATAAATGATTCTGATGGCAATGATATTATAGCAAAACTAAATATTTAATTTTAGATTAGTCAATATATTATATATAATAAATAATATAAATATATTTATATATTTTATTATATTATGTTATGAGAATTGCAATTTTGATATCTGGAAGAATTGCAAGATATGAATGTTGTTTATTGCCTATTTTAAATAATAGTGATTACCATATAATAGATTTATTTGTGTCTGTAAATGATAAAAACACAGAATGTGAATATTATAATATTATGAAAATAAATTTACAGAAATGGTTAAAATTTATTAGTATTAAAGAATTTATTATTGATAAAGAAATATATGATATGTTCAATCCTGACAAACAAGTTAATTTACAAGAGATAAATAATAAACTTGTTCCATATTATACATTGTCTATGTATAATAATGATATGATTACATATAATGAGGCTTGTAAATATGCTGATAAAAATGGTTTTGAATACGACATATATTTGAAGTTTCGAAGTGATATTATTGCAAATAATATTCCGGAAAACATTATTAGACCAATTGCTGATAAAACACATTTATATATTCATATTCCTGAATGTAATTTTATAAGTTTAGGAATTTACAAAAATCCAATTGTTAGTGATATATATGCTTGGGGTAATAGACAAACAATGGCTATATATTGTAACACCTATAATTATGTTATAAATAAAATAAAATTATACAATGGTAATTATATAGTGCACGGCGAATCTTCTTTAACTGATAATATATGCGAAAATAATGTAGAGCATTCTTTTCATTATTATGGATATACATTAGATAAATATAGAAGAATGTTTGATAATATAGTAGATTCTAGATACGTTGATATTAAGAAATATGATATTAGCACATTTGATGTGGTTATTCCTAGCCAACCACAATAATAATTTATATATCATATAATTCGGTATTATCAATTGGGTAATAGCAATCACAGTGTGGATTTGTAGTAGCAGTGCTGTGTTTTGGCATATAACATTTTTCAATTGTTTTAGAAAAAAATGCAGCACACCAAGATAATGTACTAACAGAACATACCAATATTTTACAACTACTCATTATATGAAAATCAGTTAATACATCGTTACTTTCTAATATAATAGTGCCGTTAAATTTAGCATGTAATTTTTCCATAACGGTTTTTATAAATGTTTTTTCGTATTGTGTTTCACATTTGTCACAAACAATAGCAATACTATTGCATTCAGCATATTGAATATTTTGAATAAGGTTCAATATTTTTTCCAAGGATATTGTAATATTTAGATTTACCATATCACCTAATCTAATATGAAAAACCATATCATAATTTTTATAAAAATTATGAGGTCTATTTATAATATTTTTCATTAAAAACTCTTGTTTATTACCATCACCAGCAGTTATTCCATCAGTTATCACAATATGCTGATTTTTATTAATAAAATCAATAATTTGTGATTTATATTTTTTATAAATAGTATCATGTTGATACCATTCGTTTAATAAATAATTCCCATCTTGTAATTTGTAATCGTTTTTAATTATTTCACAAAACACATTATCATTTATAATAATATCAATATTTTGTAATAATGTACTATATTCGCCTTGATATTTAATACATAAAACAGAACAGGCCATATATCTAAATATGGCGTTACCTAATCTACCTTTGTCTATAAAAATAAATTTCATTATTATATATAAATTATAAATTATATAGTATTTAAATACTATATAATTGTATATATATAAATATATAGTAATGAAATTTACATTATGTATTCCCACAATGGACAGGTATGATAAATTTTTAAGCATTAATCTAATAAATTATATTGAAAACCCGTTAATAGGTGAAATAATAATAACGGATGAAAATGGTAACGATATAGAGAAAATACTAAAATCAAATATTGATAAACAAAAATTAAGATTATATAAAAATAGCAAAAGACTAGGTCCATTTTTAAATAAATTAGAAGCATGCAAATACTCGACATATGAATGGATTGCTCTAATAGATTCGGATAATTTTGCTGATAATGAGTATTTTAAAATTGCGTATGAATATATTAAAAATATAAATAATCCTAAGTATGATATAATTTCTCCATCATTTGCAAAACCGCGTTTTGATTATAGACATTTATCTAATAAAATAATTACTAAAAATAATTTAAAATCTATAGTAGAATTTGAGAATACAAATAGAAAAGATCGTTCAGCTTTAGAAGTACTAATGAATACAGGAAATTTTATTTTAAATAGAAGTTTATTAACCGACCTTAATTTATTTAATGAATTAAATAATATAGAATATTCCTCGGCTTGTGACGTAATATATTTCAATACTTTATTATTTGAACAATTAGATAGTAATTTTCACATAGTTCATGGTTTAGAGTATGAACATTCTTTACATGATGATAGTATTTATTTAAAAACATGCCATAATTATGCACAATTTAACAATTATATATATAATAGATTTAGAACATTATATAATTAATGCATGTTTTAATATAAATAGTTTAATAGTTATTAATAGAAGTATACAAGTATATAAATATGTTAATAACTATTGCCGAACTGAAAGCAAGATTTAATATTAATATAAAAGGGATTTTACATATTGGTGCGCATAATTGCGAAGAGCTTGGCGACTATATTTCAGGTGGTGTAAATTTGTCAAACATATATTGGATAGAAGCACTACCTAGATTAGTAGAAAAAAACAAACGCATTAATCCATATCTAAATATATATCAGGCAGTAATATATGATGAAGACGATAAAGAAATAGAGTTTAATATTACAAATTGTGACGGTGATGTAAATAATCTTCAAAGCTCGTCTATATTAGAGTTTGGTTCTCATAAAACAAGTCATCCACAAGTAAAATTAGTAGATAAAGTTAAAATGAAAACATCAAGAATGGATAGCGTAATTAATAAAAATGCAATAAACATGACAAATGTGAATTTTATTAACTTAGACATTCAAGGGGTTGAATTACATGCATTAAAATCTATGGAAAACTATTTAAACAATATAGATTATATTTATAGTGAAGTTAATACTGAAGAAGTGTACAAAAATTGTGATCAAATGTCCGACCTAACTACATATTTAGCTGAACACAATTTCAGACTTGCTGATGCGCGTATATATAAGCAATTCGGGTGGGGTGACGCTTTTTATATTAAAAATGGACTTTAAATAATACATAAATAATATAAAGATAATAATATAAAGGTAATATTTCAAAGCTAATTATTAAATCATAAACATAAACATAATATGAAAATAGTAAGATTGGGAAATACCGAATCGCACATATTATTTATATCTTATATATTGAAATATGGAAATGAAGATCCTTATTTAAAAAAGCAATTATCAAATGTATTAAAAAACTATACAAATTGGTTATATACAACTGCTGGCTATTATGATAAAGCAGTGCGCGGTAGTCAAATGAATTTTGACGAAACGGCATTTACAAAGAATTATTTTGCATTTATAAATCATCTTGAAATTAGTATTGGTGGCTGTGAAAAAGCGCAATTTTATATGGGTGAAAACATGATGCCGCTATTTAACAAATATAAGGCCGATTTTTTCAATAAATATAATATTATTAATTATCAATCTATGAATGGAAGTCACTTTTATGATAGAATAGACAGCATATTTGATTATATGAGAAACAAGAAAGTATTATGTGTATCTAGTTTTGATGGTCTTATAGAGCAACAATATAATTCAGGAAATGTATATAAGATTTATGAGAAATTTCCGAAGCTAGCAGACCTAAAAACTATTAAATTTCCATATTGTTTTTTAAACAATGGACCACATGCTAATTATCACGAAACGCTAGAACACATTTTTAATATAATTAAAACACTAGATTTTGACATTGTATTATTGGGGTGCGGATGTTATGGTCATATGTTATGTCATAAAATACATAGCGAACTTAATAAAGACGCAATATATTTGGGTGGAAGTATTCAAACAATATTTGGAATTTTGTCTGCACGAGAAAAAGAGCATAGCAATTTACCTTATAATGAAAATTGGATTACAATAATTCCGGATGAATACAAACCAAGCAATTATAA